GGCGAAAATCACGCCATAAATACCGGCGTTTTTGAGATGCTTTTCAAACTTCATGATTTTTGACTCCTTTCATTTTTCAAACTGAGACACCTCGGAGGGATCACATGATCGAATGTTTCATATGTTCTCCATCGGGTGAGACATTCCGGACACTCTCGACGACGCGAGATCCTGCCGTCGGGGAGCGGTCGAGTCTCAGCCACTATTGACCGTTCGCAACCGCAACACGGACACTTCATCGCCCTCGCTCCTTGATCGCGCTCGCCTTGAGCGTGTAGACCGTGGACGTGCTGACGTACTTAGCGTAGATTTTCGGATCATTAGCCTTGAGAGCTTTAGAGTCGAAATTCGCCTTTTCAGACCTCGTGACGGTGTACGTCTGAGCAGCCGAGGAGAACTTCACGGACTCATCAGTCTCGCGGAACTGAGCCACGAGTCGAGCCTTGATCTGATCGTTCAGCTCTTTCGCCAACTGCTCGAGGCTGTCGATGCCGTACCGCTTGCGGAGACGATCGATGTCCTCGTTTATGAGTTCATACTCAGCCACCAGATCGGCGAGCGGTCGATCGTCGCCGGACGTGTCCTCGACGACATTCGTTCGGAGAGCTTTCAGGATCTCCGCGTCTTTCTTCTCATCCCATTCGGGAGAGATACCCTTCTCGACGTGCTCCGTCCACCAGAGCGTCGCCGGGAGAATGACCTCGTCCTCGAAGTTCGGGAACCTCTCGGAGATCTTGAATCGGTGGAGAATCGTGTTCTCGATGCTCGGAACGAAATTCTCGGGATGCTGATAATCCTCATCCTCGAGGAACGCGCACACCATGAGGACATCGTCGAAACCGAGCAACCACGCATAGAGAGCACCCTGGAGCATGTAGTTCAGCGGAGGCTCCTTCTCCCAATCTTCAGCGCGTTTCGTGGTCTTGATCTCGACGACGAAATCCTCGCCGAGTGCGTCCCACATGCCGCCAAAAATTTTGATGTGACCGTAGAAGTCGCCCCAGGTCTTTTTAAAAAAGTCCTGACCGTATACATCCTCGGGAGTTTTCAGATCCATGAAATATCGACGATTCAGATACTCGGTGATCTTCGGCTCAATGACCTCACCGGCTTCGGTGTAGATCGTACCCTCGAAGGGTTTTTCATAGGTGCGAGTGATCGCGCACCACGCCTCGAACGGCGTCGCCCATTTGTTATAGCCCAGGATCGCGGCGAGTCGTGTGCCAGTCACCTTCTTGCTGCGTTTCGGAGGATCGATCTCGATCCTCCTGAGTTCCTGATTGAATTTCACAATGTGACCTCCTTTCGTTGATAGTCACGAAACGTGACCTAGAGGATAAATAAATGGGTCTTTCGGCTCATTTACGCTGACATGGGTCTTTTCTCCCTTGCAGATACATTCGCCATGCGCGATAATCAAACAAGAACACGATAACACCGCCGAGAAACATGAAACCGAGACAGCCCCAAATAGTCATGATTTAATCCTCCTCAATCTTTTCGCCGATAGCGATCAGCATATCGTCCGCGTCTTTCTTCGAGATCGTTCTCCCCGGGTTCTTCTTGGTCGGGATCTTTGCCTGACACTCGCCGATATAGGATTCATATCGGTCAGCATCCTTTTCGCGGAGCTTCTTCAATGCGCGGATAATCGCGTTCACCTGAGCAGTGTCAGCAGCTCCGTCGGTGTTCGTGAGATTCTTCTTCACGTCCTCGCGCTCGCTCTGAGACGCCGGTCTCGTGGACGAGGGTTTATTCAGGCTTTCGATTTTTGCCGCTCCTGCGGTCTCCTGAGAGCCCTTGCTCACGTTCTGAGACTTCGAGGTCTCGTTTTGTCCGCTCGTAGCGTCAAAAGAATCGGCCTCGACGATGTCCAGAGCCATCATGTAAAGATAGCGTCGCTGATAGGTTTCCTCGGCTCCGAGGCCCTGAAGCTCGTTCATCTTGTTTTTACCGGTCTGAGAGATCACCGTCAGCGGCCTCATGGGAGACTGGAACGGGATCACTTCCTCCGGATTATCCACGTTGAACAGATAGAGCGTCGCGTCAGTGGGCGTGAACGTCACACAGTCGACGAGACCGAGCTCGGCGAAAATGTGAGTCTTTGCCGGAACGATGTCGGCGAGTTCAAAATACTTGAAATCGGCGAATCTGTTGATACCGGACTTTTTCACGTCCGCTTCCTGGAACATCTTTCGAGCCGCGATGAGCTTCTGATAGACGTTCATCGGGGCTTTGCTTGCACTTGCTGCCATAGGTTTTTCCTCCTTCTTTTTCCTCTTCGTCGACTTCTTACCGACGAGATATTGATTGACTCGTTCGTTCGCGAGATCAATGTAAAACTGTTTGTCGATCTGATCCACCGTCAGCCGGTTCTCATTGTCGATGACGCAGTGATCGGGGAGCGAGGCGATCTTCTCGACCTTTCCATTCGGGCGAACCTTCTTCACGGTTCCGAACCGATCGTCTTTCGCAGCATACACACGATTGACCTTTTGCACCGGTACGCGCTCGCCGTTCACCTCGTGGAACGCTGACGCGTAGGAGCTGCCGAACTTCGCGATCTGCTGGAAATAATGGATGTTCTGACACTCGTTGATCGTCTTTTCGACCGGTACGTCGTGGAGCAATCTCTCGACGAGAGCCATCTGGACGATCGTGAGATCGTTATTGATGAGACGAGCTTTGACGGCGTTCTCGTCGGTGACGTTGTCACCTTCCCACCGCTTGACATAGTCTCCACACGCTTTGATCTTTCCGCCGCCCTCTTCGGCGAGATAGTTGTTCACGTCCTTTTGAACGAGTCGGATCACGTCGTCGCGCTCCAGCTCGAATCGGGTGCGCTTCTGCCACTCCTCGAGGATCGGCTCGGCGATCGTCATTTCAGACTCAAGGATTCGGAACATGACGCCGTCGGTGTTGAAATTCAGGATCTCGAACGAGGGAACCTTCTGCTCGAGTCTGCACACGAGCTCGCACATCGAGAGCTGATTTGAGATGCAGACCGATCGACCGGCCCGTTCGTCGTAAAGCGGATTATAGGCGTTGAGCATCGCTCCATATGTGGTATTGCGTTACCACCCCTGAGATTTACCATCTCTCAGGCCAGACTATATCTTCTGAGTCCTCCGTTTCCGATGCCGTATCAATAGACATCGTACTCCCTTGCGGGATAGTCGTTACACCTTATTTCGTAGGTTTGAACACTCGATCGAGACTCCATCCTCGAGCCAATCGATGCGCTGCCGTCGCTATATTCACGCCGTACAGCTCACACCAATCGGTCAGAATGCGACGCTCTCCGTTATACTCAATGCTCGTATTCCGAGACGAGTTTCGCGTCTGCACTCGTTGAGTCACCCACCGGCAATTTGACGGCTCATAATTTCCGTCATTGTCGATTCGATCAATCGTGAGGCCGTCGGCATAGCCGTTTGAAATCGCCCATTCTGCGAACGTTTGAAAATCATTCAACCATTCATCACAAATGCGGATTCCACGCCCACCGTATCGATCATAGTGATTCGCGTTCGGGTTATAACAGCGTTGTTTCATCGCATGATAAATTCGATAAAGTCGAGTTCGAGCGAGACCGTGAATGACCTCTCGAGGCTCTCGATTCAAGCATCCGCAGCTCCGAGTGTTTCCGCTTTTGAGACAGTCGTTTCTCACGACCTTCTCATTTCCACATTCACACAGACAGAGCCAATAACTCGAACGATTGCGGACGCTGTCCAAACCGAGCACGGTCAATCGACCGTATTTGTTCCCGGTGATGTCTTTCACAGTTCCAGCCATTTGTCAATACCTCCGAAATCTTGGCACGGGATCGGCCTTATTATTGGTGGCGTTCCCCGTTAGCAGCCGTAACCGGCTACACCCCTGATCGGGTTAAAAGGATGTTTTATACTTGAGACCAATACTTCAATCACAAGTTTCAGAGCATTCGCCGTGTCCTTATCCTTGGCTTTTTTAGCCTTGAGTCGCGTTTCGACCAGATCTCGGAATGCATTCGGGTTCTCGCAGCTTCGGGAGACATAGCCGAAATTGAGCATCGAGTTCGGATACAGACTCGCGACGTCATAGTTCACGATGATCCGTCGATCGGGAGCTCCTTCGGGATCGCTCTCGACGATCAGGTTCGGGATCGCGCCGTGAACGCCGCCCCAGGCGAAAACACATTCACATCCGGCGATCGTGTGGACGAGGTTCTTTTCGAACAGCTCCTCGTCGGGAATGCTCTCATCTCGGATCAGATTGAAGAAATTGAGCACCTCGCGAGGGATCATCGTCTGATCGAGATTCTCGGGGATCTCATACCGTCGACCGTCCACGCGTTCGGTCGGTTTGGCGTCGAGATACATCGCCGCGAGCTTCGCGTTCGTCTGAGCGAGTGCGACAGCCGGATCGAGTCCTTTCAGCTTCGCGACGGTGAGCTTGCTCTTGATGTACTCCTTTCGGCGTTCATAGAGAGCGACGGTCGCGTCTACGTCCTTTTTGCAATAATAGATCAGCTCGTCGAGCTCCTCGGGTGTCACCGGACGATCGAGATCGAACGGGACGGAACTCTCGACGATGGGGAGATACATGTTTCCCTCGATCGCCTTGAGGCTTAGACCCTTCGGGAGATCGTCGCGGAGGTCGAAACTCTTGAATAGCTTTCGCTGAAACTGAATGAACGGAAACTCCCATCCGTTTCGCCCCTGAGCGATGATGAAATCGTTATGGGCTTTCACGGTCTCGTTATCGGCTCCGTTGAGCATCGACTGAATGATCCAGTCGTCATAATGCTTGTTATTGAAACCGCCGAAAACGTCGTCGGCGTGTTCTCGGAACCACTCCTTCAGACGATAATTGTCGTTATGGATCACCGTGTGATGATCGCTATCGACTCGCCGGAACACCACGATCCAGTCGTGAGAGAGAACCTCGATGTCGTATATGTAGATATTCACTCGTGCTCCACCCCCATATACTCGAGCACCTCTCGAAGCCCGAGCCCTTTCTCCTCGCGTGATCTCATACAGTAATCATACTGACGAGGGTGAGTCTCTTTCATCCTCTGAAAGCGATTCGGAGCTTTCTCGAGATGACAGCCGAACAGACAGAACATACAGCCGGTTCGATCACATCCGCTCGTGAAATATCCGGTTTCGCCTTTCACGATCTCGCCGTATACACTCGCATATGGAAGATCGTTCTCGACGATATACTGAAGAATATCGCTCTCTGTCCAGAATGAAAGCGGTCGGGATGTTGGTGTCGGTGAGTCGAATGCGTTACAACCGTTTTTCAACCACGTTTTATAACGATTCTGAGATTCTCCAGCCATCGTACCGATGAACGGTTTTCTCCCGGTCTCCTTCTGGTACTTCTTGAGAGGGTTCTTCTTCATCACGTCGCAACACTTCGACGAGATCTTGAACGGTGCGTCGAGTAAATATGCCCATTGAGGACAATCGAATCTCGACGGTCGACCATCTCTGCGACCTCCATACTCACCACGGAGTCGTCTTGCCCGAGAGCCGTTCGGGTTTCGCCTCGCCCCTTCGACCACGTCTGCAATCGTTTTCGTCGGGAGCGGATAACCGTAGTCTTTCAGAACTTCATCGAATCGCATCTCGGGTCGAACGATTTCGATATTTCCCCACTCTTTTTGAAGTCGACGAACATGCTGACGAATCTCAGGATATTCGAGACCGGTGTCAACGAATAACGCCGGAACATCCGGATCAACACTCCGAACGATGTGGAGTAACACGGTCGAATCTTTACCGCCTGAGAAACTCACGCAAACGCCGTCAGAGCCGAACTCGTTTATCCATTCGCGTATCCGATTCTCACTCATTCGCACTTTCGCTGAGAGTGGGAGAGACTGCATTTGCTGAAGTTGCCATAATTCAGGCATTTATCTGTTCTCCTTTCGTGATGATAGATCACATTTTGTGACCTTGTGAGCAAAAATAAAAGCTCACTTTCTGAATGATCTCTGATACTCTGCGATATACTCTGTAAACAGCTTTTCGGAGAAATCCGCGAATCCTTGTAACGCTCGATAGATCTCTCGCTCGATCGTGCCTTTCGTGATGAAATGCACATACGAGCACGGGTGAGACTGTCCGACGCGATGGATTCGATCTCGGCTCTGCTCAAGAGTTAAACTCCGAATCGTCGGTTCATAATAGAGAATTGTACTCGCGGCGAATAGGTCGATCCCCGTTGCACCGGCCTCATACTGACAGATGATCACTCGGATCGAGTCGTCGTTCTGGAACTTCCTCCAGATTGCTTTATCCTTCGATCGTCCATCGAGAACCACGTGCTTGATCTTGCGTTTCCGCAACAGACCGGAGATGTCGTCGATCGACGCCGTGAACTGAGCGAAAATGACGAGCTTGTCCTCATAGCCGTCGAGATACTCTCCGAGGGCTTTCAGCTTTCCACACTTCAGGCCGTCCACGTTCGGAAGATGACCGGAGCAGAGCTGTCGGAGTCTCAGCATTCGGAGGAGTGGATTCTCTGCGAGAAGTTCCATTTCCATGATTGCCGATTCTTTCACTAGCTCTTTATAGAGCTTCGGCTCACCGAGATCGATCTCATAAATCTCATCGGGCAATTTGTCCGGGAGATCGAGACACTCGATTTTCTTCACCCGATAGGAGTGATCCGCGATGACTTCCTGAAGCTCGTCGACATATCGGTATCGGTACGGCTTGAAATACTGATCGAGGAAACAATATCGATCCTGAAAATTATAATACGTCGGGCCAGCTTCGGGAAACGCAGTCGTCCCGATCCCTCTCGGAACCTTGACCGGTTCGAGAAATGCCATCAGAGCCCATATGTCTTGAAGTGCTCCATTCGAGATCGGCGTTCCGGTGAGTGCATATCGATGATCAGAATCGAGAGCCATTTCGAGAATTGCTTTCGAGCGATTGCTCGTGCGATTCTTTATATAATGAGCCTCGTCGATGACGATCGCTCCCCAATGTCGGCGGAACTCTGATCGCCTCCACACAAGATCATAATTGACGATCGTGAGGATTTTCCGAAGCAGCCGTTGACGGTCGCGGTCGAACTTCTCGACGTCACGCTCCCACGAGGCGAGTACAGCTTTCGGAGCCACGATCAACGCGCTGTCGATCTTGCCCTTTTCCGCGAGCTCCGCGAGCCTTGTGAGGGCCGTCAATGTTTTCCCGGTGCTCGGTCAGCCCTGCTCCATAAACAGAGCAAAACTCGGATTCAGTCTCATGTGAGCGAGAGCCGTTTGTTGATGCTTGTACAGAGCAATCACTTTCCATCACCTCCCGGACACTCACGCGGATCTCCACGTTCTCTCGTTCGCCGATAATCTTCGCGAGCGTCTCATAAAATCGAACTACATCAACACTCACGCAACATCACCGGTCGCAAACAACCATTCAAACGACTTGTGAAAATATTCACAGAGAATGTGACACTCATACGCGGTGATGTCCGTTCCTCCGTTCGCTTTACCCAACAGTCTGCGACGCATTGCCTGATTGCTTACGTTGAGAATCGTCGCCAGGTCTGCGACCGATAGATCGAGATCCGACATCATCTGAATAAGATTCGGATAAATGCTCGTCGCAACCATGCGCTTACGCTGAACACTCACCGTCTCCAATCGTACTCTTTCACACATCGTACGTCCTCCTTTCGAATTGCATTGTGTGACGCGAATCACGTTTTGTGCGCTTCACATTTCGGATTATAGCTCTCGTTTTGTGAGCTGTCAATCACATAAAGTAATTGTTCAATGTTATGTAAAAATTCCTTCACATTTCGTAATAAGTGTGAAATATTACAAAACGAGATTATAACTTTACAAAATGTAATCATCATATTATAATTTAAACAGTAAGATGTAATATTGAAAAGGAGATTGATAAAATGGCCAATGAAGATATTTTCTGGGAGAACCTGGCCTCGAGATTGAAAACGCTTAGAGAAAAGAGAGGTCTCGCTCAATACGATGTAGCGGATAAATTAGGAATAGGGACTTCTGCGTATAGATCATATGAATTGAATATGAGACGCATACCGGTCGATGTGCTGACCAGAGTGGCAGCTCTGTATAACGTCAGCGTCGATGAATTGCTGGGAAACTCTGTCCGACCGGATGCATCTACAAACATTATACACGGAAATTTCACAAAAGAGCAGTTACAGAAAATTCAAAAATATGCAGAGCTTGTCAGCAATGACGAATTATAGGAGGAACCATAATGAACAACGTAATGGAGGAATATAAAAAATGGCAACGCGTAATCCGCGTCGCGTTCTATATACGAGTGTCCACATCTGAGCAGGTGTCGAAAGAGAACTCACTCCCGGCTCAAAAGCTCGCCCTCGAGAAATACGCCGAGGAGAACGGGATGAAATGTGTCGGTCTATATGCAGACGAGGGAAAAACCGCAGCGAAACAGATCAAAAAGAGGAAAGCGATCCACGAAATGCTCGCGGACATCCGCGACGGAAAAATCGACCTTGTGATCTTCACGAGGTTCGACCGTTTCACTCGTAACCCGGCAGAGTATTACAAGATGATGGAGACGTTCGACGCCGCCGGTGTTCAATGGCGAGCCACAGCTCAACCCGAGCTCGATCTGAATACGCCAATGGGTCAAACACTGATCCTCTTTTACCTGGGCATCGGTCAGCAGGAGATCGCGAACATCTCCGAACGTATCAAGGCGACCGCTCAAGTGCGTATACAAAAAGGATCGCCGATCACCGGTGCGCAAAGTCTACCGTTCACGCACACAATCGGGCTCAATGATCACGGAGAAAAAATCGTCATACCCGATCCGGAGCAGCTCCTGATCTTCTGGACATACGTCGAACACTTTGAACTTTACCACTCAAAGCGAGCAGCGATGATCCACACGAACGAGACGTTCGGAATATCATATAATTATAATACATATGGGAACGCAATGAAAAACACTCTCATATACGGACATTATAAAGGCGTGGACGATTACTGTCTCCCAATCGCATCGAAAGAACGGTGGGAATCATGGAAGAAAATCGGCAAAAAGAATGTGCGGAAACGATCATCAAACATTGAGTATATATTCTCGAGTTTATGTATATGCGCTCAATGTGGACACCGCATGTCGGGGAGTGCAAGCAATCCGAGAGGTAAAGAATATTATTATTACCGTTGTAATTGGCACACCACTCACGGAGCATGCGATCACTCGAAACGCATAAACGAGCTCAAGATCGAGGAATATCTGATCGAGCAGATCAAACCTGACATCAAACGATATATCGCTGAATTTAAGATCGCAAAAAAAGAGCCAATCAAAAAAGCATCGAACGCCGACAAAATAAAAAAACTGGAGAAACGACTCCAGCGTGTCAATTATCAATATGAGGAGGATCGCATCTCTCAGGAGGAGTATGATCGAAAGTATAAAGCCCTCGTTGAAGAGATCACAAAAGCTCGAGAGGAACAAAACGAGCCCGAAATCACGCAACGTGATTTAGAGCCCCTGAGAGCCTTTCTGCAGCTCGATCTCAATGAGATATATAAAACCCTTAGTCGAGAGGAAAAGCGCGCCCTATGGCGTTCTGTGGTCTCTGAGATATACATCTATCCGGACGGTCGAATCGAACCAAAGTTTTTTTAATGCGCATAGTTGTACTAACCTATGCGCGCCGTTCGGAGCGATGCAGTTAGTACAACTTTTCAGAGCACAAAAAAAGAGGAGCCGAGAGATCGGCTCCTTAATTTTTTTTTTTTATTGTGGAGTAACGCTCATCAGTTTACAGTCGATGACGCTAGTCGGGAAATAGTCTCCGGATCGGATGCGATCCTCAAGTTCGTCCAACGTCTCAGTCTCGTCGAGGTCGTCGGAAATAGAAAACATATAGTCGACCATAGCGACCACTTTCAAGATTCTCTCCATAGTTGCACCTCGATGCAATCGAAAAATAATGAGATACAATATGGAGATTATACCCGATCAGTTTCGGCAACTACACGCACAAAACGCTCCTCCTCTCAAATGTCATGAGAATATATATGCAACGTGTTCAAACCGAAGAACCACAAAATCGAATTTTATGAGCAAATAATATTCTCAAATTCGACGTTTGTCAAGATGACGTTAAAAATTTAACAAAAGCCCGGGAGTCAATCTCCTCGGGCTTCTTTTAATTGCTCTGAGAACGGCGTCACCGCGTCAGCATTCGCTTTGATCTGAGCCTCGAGCCGTGCGGTCTCTCTCGCGTTGTATACACAGACGGGGATCACCACGGCGAGGATCACCACGAGGACGATCGCCGCTCCGATGATGATCGGCTTTTTCGACTTCCGTCTCCTGCGCTTGTACGGGCCAGGGCTCGAAGGTCTGCCGGACTGAGTCGGTCGATGCTGCGGCGGTCGCTGTGTGGGTCGTTGCGGTTGTCCTCGATGGGACGGATGCGAACTTTTATATCCTCCTACCATGATGGAGCCCTCCTCGTTTTCGTCTGGCGGCATTATAGCACATTTGTTAAGATTTGTAAACGTGCAGTCGATCCACGTTTCGGCGTGGGGAGGCCGTCAACACCATAACATCATTTTTCTCATTTTTCTTATATACTTTATTTTCTCTCTTATGTTTATATATAATATACATCTACTATATTAATTTATTTTCAAATATAGAAAAAATGATGTTATGGTGTTATATAGTATAGAAAACCCCGTATTTGCAAGGGTTTCGGGACAACACCATCGAAAAATAATGGTGTTAAATGGTGTTGTTAAAATGGGAAATGGTGTTGTTTTTCGCTCAAAAAACGGTGGATTTTCAATTTTTAAACGACTTGTTACAATGTTACAAAAGTATGAAATCGGGCTGTTTTCGGGCAAAATAACATCATATGGTGTTGTCAAAACACGATCGTGTTAATGGATGGTGTTGTCGTTTTAACACCATACACCATTTTTGACGGATTTACATAAAAGTCATAATCGCTATTTTGAGCATAAAAAAAGACGCCCGAGCACTTTCGCCCGGGCGTTTCACATATTAATTATTCATGAGATTCGGTTTCAGCTTCGACAATCTCGACGGGAATCGCTTCCGCAACTTCGTTCGGGACGACCTTCTTTTCGTGCTGAGTGCCGAAGTAAAATGCGATCACGGAGGACACGATAATCATCACGTTATCGGGAGTGATCGTGCCTCGGAGAGAGAGGACTGCGAAAACGACGATCACGATCAGAGTGACGATCGTTTTCACCTTAATCAGATTTGCACAATTCTTCAGGAAACCCATGTGTATATCTCCTTTCTCACTGCATATGATACTCGCGGAGCTCGCTCACATCGTGTACGAGATGCTTGATCTGTTCTTCTGCTACCGGCATACGGCGAGCAAAATTATTATGCTCTCGTACTTCGCGAGTGAGTTCCTCAATCTTGGTATTCGTGACGGCTTGCTGAACTTCGAGCTTGTGCTCCATTTCTTTCGCTGAGCGTCGACTGACGATAATGTTTCCAATGATACCACCGGCGGCGGTTATCAGGGCTACGAGAATTACGTCGTTCAATGGTCTCACCCCTTTACTGTTTCACGGCCTTCGGGCCGATGAATCGGATCTCACCATTAACGAGCACCGGAGTCCATCCATCGAGATTGACAACCTCCAGCACTTCGCCACCATGAACCACACCGGCAGACGGGAAACTCGTGCTCGGGCCGGTGCGCAGATTGTAGGATCCCGGAGCAATGGTGACGCCGTTTTCGGGCTTCACCTGGACGGGTTCGTCCACATCGTCGGAGTCGCCGTCATTGCCTCTGAGAGCGTCAATCTTTGCTCGAGTGAGCTGACCGACGATGCCATCAGGCTCGAGACCGTGTCTCGTCTGGAACGCCATCACAGCTCCCACTGTGCCCGGGCCGAAATCACCATCCGCGCCATATCTGCCGAGGTCATAACCTAAAGCAATGAGATCGAGCTGAAGTGCTTTCACATCTTCACCGTAACAGTCGCGTTTCAGATCGCGAGGGATCACTTCGCCGTCGCTGTCACCATCGCCGAGGATCCATCGGATCGCCATGAAGAATCGACGTTTCTTAGTGGCGCGAGACTTGCAATAACTCATCATGTCGCTGATCTTCGGGCCGGTTCCGCCGCCGTGACCGCAGAGCTTGCCGTTGCCGATGTACATCTCAACGTGACCCACGTCCAGAGGGTGCGACTCGTTGCCTTTGAAATACAAGCAATCGCCCGGGAGCAGCTTCGACGCGTCAGGATAATATCCGTCGGTCTCATAGACGATGAGTCCTTTCTTCCGGTTATTGATCTGCGCGGACGTGTTGCCGCCGATGTCGATGTTCGCCGCCGCTTTAATCGCTGCGCGGACTGCGGAGCTGCAATCGCTGAAACCGGCCTGAGTGGTGTTACCGGGCGCGTTGTCGGGCTTACCGAAAAAATACTTTCGGTTGCCGCCCTGGGTGTAGCTGTTTTTTCCCTTTCGAGATGTCATCAGCTCGACCGCCTTATTTCGTTTTTCGGTTGCTGTTGCCATATTATCTCCTCCTTATGCGAACGCGTCCACGACCATGAAAGTTTCATATATCGTATTGTATACGACGTCGCCGGTCTGACCGTACATCCCGAGGATGATGACGTCACCCTCTACCACGTTCGAGATATAGATCGGGGAGAGAATCATCGATTCGGGATATGCCGAGGACGGGTAAAATTTCACCGTTCGCGCTACTGTGATATATGTGCCGTTACGAACGATTTGAACGTGCAGGAATCGCGCTCCAGGTGTCACCACTTGAGCGGCGACTTGACCGGAGACTCGAATGCTTTTCACACCTTCGGGGATGAGTACGCCACCGGCGGAGAGCTGGAGCTTCGCCGTCGCAGAATACAAAATCTGATTCATCTCGACGCCGACATATGCATTCGACTGAGTGATCTCCATGTTCGAGTCTCGTCCGATCGTCACGATGTCGACGATTTGAAGTGTAGGAGCACCGCCCACCGAGAGACTCGGAACGTCGACGTTCTCATCAAACTGAGCACCCTTTCGACCGTGGATTCTCCAGTCGAAATCGGCTGTATAATCTTCTTCAGCAGCTTTGCCGAACGAGATGCCGATACCACCGGGCATCCAGCCCATGACCGCACCTTCTGCGTTTAGAGTACCCTCCGCAATGGTCGCTCTGTCTCCACTGGAGAAAGCGTCGGAGACTTCGACCTTGATTGCATAGGATCGAGACGGGAGCATGTTCGCGATCATGACGATCTGATCGATGGAGTATGCGACGTTAATCGTGCGGGCGAGCGTCCACGAGGTCGCGTCAGATCTCATGTGATAGATCTTCGCCGTCACCTTGTTGTTTCCGCCGATCGAAGATCCCGACACTTTCAACGGGATTTTCGCATATGTACCATTATCGATCGGTGCACCGGAACTGTTTGCTCGCTCCACGCTGAACGATTCGATCACTGGATCGGAATAATCCTCAACGCCGATCGATGCGCTCTTCGTCGCCGTTCGACCTCGGGAGTCAGTGACGGTAACTTCCACATTCACGGAGCCGGAGTTAGATATAACACCCACGTCCGAGTCATTCGATGCGATCGTGACACCGAGAGCTTTGATAGCATACGCGACGATCTTCGAGGAATATACACCGGCGGCAGTGACATTGACGTGGAGGCGACTTTTGTCTTTCACATATACGCCCCATTCAGACGGAACATTTCCCCCGGTATCACTGAGGGCGATCTCACTGATCGTCGGGATGACATTCGATTGAACATTGCACGGTGTGGTTCTGGTTACTTTACCGAGCGATGTACCGTTCGACATGAATGTTTCAACGGTGACATACAATGTGCCTTGAGTGCCGTTCGGAATATCGTTCGCGAAATCGTCGGGGATTGTCCAGTTCACTCGATCCGCGATATTGGTTCCGATCGTGCCGGATTTCGACGCGCCCCATGTATACGTGATATTGTGGCGAAACGTGGTGTCCGCAGGATAGAGAACGATTCCCATACTGCCGCCGATATTGAATTCAGCGGCAGTGAACGCCGGAACGCTCGCTCTCGGGATCTTGTCAAGAATAACCGTCGCGGAACAATTCGTCGTCGAGAATGTCAATCCGGGAATACCGCCGGCTGCACTAATTGCGATCGATTTCGAACCGTCAGACGTGTGATCGACCGTGACCGTATGCGAACCGATCATCACCCACGCGTCATTCGGATTCAGAGTGATTCGTTTCGAGAAACTCTGAGCCGATCCCTCAATCGTGAGCTTACACGAGAGCGTTCCGTAGGTTGCCGCCGTAGCTCTCGAGCTTTTTGCATAATAAAGAGTAGCCGTCACGGTGGACTGATTGTTCGCGATGTTCGGTGTACTCGACCACTCGATCAGGGCTTTTATGTATTTGTTGCCGGTTGTACCGGTAAACGATCCAGAGGCCACATTTTCACCGCCTTCGATTATCTCTTATTCGCCCCCAGCAGCGCTGCCCAGACGAATCCGAGCAGCGCAGAAAGGGGCACTATCCATAATAGATGCCATACATTAATCATATTTGTTACCCTGCTTACTGTCCCATAAGCCCCAGCACAAGCAGATAGTTTCCTGCCGGTACAGTGTATGCCGATGCAACGTACAGGTTGATATTGCCTGAACTATTTGCGCGCAGGGAAACATTGTAGCCGCTGCCGCTGAGCTTCGCGGTATTTCCCATATAATTCAGGTTCGCCGTTTCGCCCGTGCTGCGGATGAAAATTCCGTATAAGGTGGTTTTTGCTGTGAGCATCGCTCGGTTACCGTGATATACCATACCAGCCACGCCAGAAGCCGCTGCCGTGGTTGCATTCACAGGAAACCACATTGCGAAAAAGTTCTCGTTTGCGTAATTCGTCTTGACAAAATCATGTCCGGATAATACCACTTTATTCGAATTCGCTCCGCCGCCCAGAGTCGCATCAAGGGTGATAGGAATCGTGTACAGGTTTTGTGCAGGTGTCTGTACGTTTACCAGTGCGCTTGCATATTCGGTTACATCGTGGGTTCCGTTGGTCGTGATTTCCTTTGTGCCGCTGGGCGTAATACCCGACGCAGGGACATTGACCTGCGCTGATGCGTAATTTGTTACATCATGCGTTCCGTTGCTCGTGATAGACTTTGTTCCGCTGGGCTTGATATACCCATCAGGAACAGGCACGTTCACCTGTGCTGTTGCGTAGGAGGTCACGTCATGGCTGCCATTGGCAGTAATATTTTTTGTTCCACTCGGCTTGATGTACCCATCAGGAACAGGAACATTTACGCTTGCGTTGGCATAGCTGGTAACGTCATGTGTACCGTTGCTGGTTATGTTCTTCGTTCCAGTCGGCGTGATACCGCCTGTGGAAAGCCCGTTAATGACTGTGGGGAAATCATCCGCAACGATCTTTCCGCTGCCGCCCGTCTTACTGCGCAGGGAATTAGCAATCGCAGTGAATAATGCACCTAGAGTGTTATACTTTGCCATCAATAACTCCCTCCAATCGCCGCGCCGATAGCATCATCAATCATCGACTGCACTGCCTCCATGTCCGCGCCGGATTTACCGCTTGTCTGCTGTCCGGTAAGATTTGCGCCAATGTACCGACCAAAGCGTTCGCGTCCGGTCACATTATGGTGTGTACCATCCGACAAGAAGGTTGCCGCATTCGCCTTGTTAATGCCCAAACCGTAATAACCGTCGATGACAGGAAGATTATACTCCGCCGCCACACCGCGCAGGGCTTCCACGAATTCGGGCAGGGTCTTCCCAATGTTATTCGTGTAAGTTTCTGCGTAGGTTGTAACGCCACCGTCCGTCCAGAAACGATACACAGGGAGCGAAATGTATATTCGGAGCTTCGGGTACTTGCCCAACAGTTTGTCCAGACTGTATCTTAGTGCGCCGCACAAAGTGTTGTAATCGTCCGGGTCGGATGCGTTATCTACTTTAAAACTAGAACTTGCCGCCGCAAAGTCATTAGTGCCATAGTGAATAACTGCAATATCAACCGAATTAAAGTCGATTGATTTAAGCAATGCAAGCTGTTCGGGAAAATAGGCAGAACCGCTGGAAGCCTGCGCATCCTGATCTGTCCAATTATTCTCCGCAATCGCTTTTGCCAGTGCCCACATGGAGAATGCCGCGTATCCGCTCGAATAATGCGTAGACATTCTGCAACCGCCGAAGCCTACATTGTACACAGTTGCACCCGTTTCAGATGCCACAAAAGCAGGGGCGGAATCTTCGCCACGATACATTCCGAAAAGACTGTCTCCGAAACAGACTACCTTCTTACCGTACAAAGATTTCAAACTGTCTGCGTGGGTGGGCAATGCGTCATATTCTGCCTGTGAAATTGTGGTTCTGATAAGCGATACTCTTTCAACGGTATAATAGCTATTTGGCTTGTGGCTGATGCCAATGTAATACTGACTGGTGTTCGTCTCAAAGGATATTGCCGTGTTCGGATCGGTGTGCAACGCACTTGCAACACCATTTTTACCAGTGGCATCATACAGAAAGTATACGCCCGCAAAATTACTCAATGTGTACGCACAATTCGGAGCAATCGGAATCAATGCCGCTGTAGAACGAAAATCCTGCGTATACTGAGTATTCGTGTGCGTACCGTTAGCCGTCCAATAATATCCGGCTTCCGTCCACGCTACGCCCGTCATGTACTCAACAGGCAGCCACGCAGAAACGTCTTTGCTGAAAATATCATCCTTTTCGATAACATTTCCGTTTTCATCTGTGCCGAGATTCTTTCCTGCGCCCCAACCGCTTGCCTTAACAGGCGTATACCCCAGTGCATTTTTGATACTCGTGGCGGTAACAGAAGCATCGCTGCCCGGATCGCCTTTTTCGCCGTCCTTACCGTTCAGCACGGTCAATTTTTGATCATCGGAGAAAGTGACGATATTTTCTCCACCAGGCATCTTGCTCGTAGCTATGTGTTTGATGGTCACAGATGCACCATCTTTACCGGGCGAACCGGTGTCACCTTTCTGACCTTGCTCGCCGGTGTCGCCTTTATCCCCTTTAGCACCTTTAAGATTCTTGAAGGAGAACACAAAATTTCGGGCGGAAGCAGTGCCTCCGGGGGTCACTGTCACGGAAGGTGTACCGACATTATCGTCCACGGTTGCAGTTGCACCCGTAATCGTGGCGTTAGTACCGTTTGCACCCGTGTCACCCTTATCACCCTTATCGCCTTTATCACCCTTCTCACCGTCTGCACCGGTGTCACCTTTCGCACCCTTCAGATCGACTGAACTCGTACCACTCGCACTCGTTAGAGTGAGAACCGTGCCGTTCCACGAATGAGTGACGGAAACGCCGTCTTTACCATCAGTACCGTCGTCACCCTTATCGCCCTTCGGGCCTTGTGAACCGGTGGATCCGGTGTCACCTTTGTCACCCTTATCACCTTTGATGTTTACGGTTTCGGGATTTGCAAGACCGCCGTTATTCGTCCACGAGAGATCGCCATCGGGAGAAACCGACGGAATGAATGTGGCTCCATCTTTACCCGGCGTAGATGCGACATTGTTCACCGCATTATCCACATATTGCTTTGTTGCTGCACCTTTGTCAGAGGTCGGATCATTGTTCAAGATCAGATCTCCGGTCATCGTGCCGCCGCTTTTAGGGAGAGCCCCCTTCGCCGCTTCGATCCCTGCGTCGATTTCCGCGCCGGTGTATTTAGACTGATAAGACATTATCACTCAACCTCCACCATAAATTCATTTTCGTTTACATCGACGAACGTCTTACCGCTGCTGTCGATGAGGTTCTCGTAATCCTTAGTATTCGGATCTCTGAGACGTCGCCACATGTACACCGCCATATACGGAGGCATGTTCGACACTGTATCGGTTTTCGGCAATTTCCATTTGTGATTGCCGGAACCTTCTTTCACTGTCACATCCGCTGCCGCGTATGATCCGTTTACCGATGTTTGCTCGTAGCCGTGTCGGAACGACATGCCGAGATAGTTGTTCGCCGTGTTGAAACCACCGGGCGACGTGTGCTGATGTTCAGTATCGCCGCCAGTGGTCTCAACCGGATATGTGGAACTTGCTGCGAGCAAAAAGCGATCCTCGATTTTCTCCCACAGACCGCCGAATAAGATCGCCGGATCTGTGGGATTGACCGACATGTAAATGCTACCTACGGGATATATCAGATTCGCAATCCCGTGGATATCTCTCACGGTCAATGTATCGAGATGACCGCCTCGGGGAATGTCAAACCCACAATCACACGCGCACGAGCTTTCGTGTCCATCCCATTCAGCCATGTTGATTCACCTCTTTATGCTCCGATATATTTCAGGGCCATTCCGCGAGATGCGTCCGGGCCGAATGCGAAATCACCTAGAGTGAGCGACGTGATCGCTTCCAGTTTGTCGACGTAGAGTCGACCGGCTGAGAAATATGCGATCTCGACGTTATTGTAATAGAACGAGATTCTCTCGTTCGTGATCTTCAGGATCAGCGGATTTCCATCTTCACCGAGCAGAATGTTACCGCCCACGAAACGGATATATCTATTAATCTCCGAAAATCTCGAAGAGACCGCGCCGTCGAGGTTGGTGATCTGATCCGTTATCGTGGAGAACTGCATCTCGAACGCGTTCGACGTCTGAGTCAACATCGTAGAAACTTGACTCTGGAACTCCTCGAAAGAACTTGTGGACGTGTAGATCTCCGAGACCTGAGTGAGAATGGAGTTACCCGTCTGTTCGATGAGTGTCTGGATCGATGTCACCGTTTCAGCGATTTCATTCTGTACACCGGTCTGAATCTGCTGCGGAATGGATTGTTCCACTTGCTGAATTCCTTGCATGAGTTGCGACGCTTGCTGCTGTTGGCGATCCGCGAGACTGCGCGAGGTTTCGCCGAGACTGATCGTCAACTCCGACGGATTGTCGAGCGGAATCGAGAGCTCCGTGAGCAGATAGAGCGCATCGATGTCATAGGGATATACATTGATCTGAACATAACCGAGAAACTCAAACGAGTCGGACGCTACGCCCAAATGTCGGAGGTCGATCGCGCTGAGTTTGATCGTGTTCGCGAGTTTGACCGCTTTACCGTGCAAATACTCGATACCCTTCGTTTTCAAGTTATCAGCGATCGTCACGTCATCCCAGGTCGTTTCATTGATCGGAGCGCATCGGAACCCATAGAGAGCACGAGCCTCCTCATCGATGAGATATTTCGAGCCGTCGTTCACGCTTTCGATCGTCAACGCGACGGAGTGGAGCACACCCTCATCGTCGTAATGGTCGACTTTCGCACCCTTCGGAATACATGCCGTATACGTCTCGGATGCGCTCACCAATCGGGAGAACTCTTTGAGATTCTCGCCGAATTCAATCACCTGAGTCGAGGTGTTCAGATACGGATCAGTGTTCGACGTGTCGCCTTTCAGATAATCCAAATAAGCGATACCGCCCTCGTACCTCATACGGACATGACCGCCGAGAGTATCGATGAGACGAGTCTTGATTGCCTCCCACGTGGTCAATTCACTCTCACTCGATCGTCTGACGTAGTCATTCGGATCGGTGACGGTAACGTGTCCGAGTGTAATGCGCTGCCATGGATCCACCTGGACGTTATGAGCATTAATCAGCAGCGTGAGAAACTCAATCGGCTGACCGGTGAAAACGAAAGCGTCCTGCACAGAATCGCGCAGAACGCTCATAAAATCTTCGAAATACAGTGTCGCGGAAGGATTCAGCGTGTCGTCACCGGAGATGAGAATACCCTTCCACATCGGCTCCGTCGCGTCGTCCTTATATACCGCGTAAATGGTTCGTCTCTTCCGGAGATTGCCGATGTCGAAATGATTCGAGTACATCTCACAGTCGAGCGAGCCGAATTGATTATCCTTTTGATGTAGCACCGGATTGACGAGTACGGCGTTCTCGATGCGCGGATCGTATACGATTGCACCCGTCGCGTCGTTGCGAATGGTATAAACCATCAGATCGCCCCCTCGTGATACCTGAATGTGATCTCACCCGAACCGCTCGAAATGAGAATGCGGTTTTCGCCGTATGCGAGTCGCAGTTTCGGGAACCGGAATTCACCTGCACCGGCGATCGAATAGTTCACGCCGTTAAACGAGAACGATACCGCGCCCGTGGTTATAATGCTCGGAGAGACCGGTCTCCAGTCATTCATGAGAACGATCGTTTTATTAGCCGCCACAGCCTCGGTGACAGCCGTTTCGCCCGTAGCTTTATATTTCCATGTGTCAGCCTTTACGATGACAGAGAAAGCCTTTACGAGCCCACCGGAGGGATCGTCAACGGTGACGCGGCCCGTGTAATAATACGCCGGATCATCCGGTTCGAAAATTTTCATCCTCCGACCGTGGAGGAAATTCCGAATCTCAGTAAACAGCCTCGTCCATTCGGTCGGGTCGTCGAGATATTCGAAATTAAAGGAGAGTCCCCGTGTACCATACACGGGGAGTCCTGTCAATGCGGCAGTGAAATCGAGCTCACCGTCGCGATCTGCGAGTTCGATATACTTCTCTTTCGGCGGCGGAGTGCCGATGACTTTGTCGGTCATCACGAGACCCCAATCGTCGGCGGTGTGCCGTCTGAGCGTTTCATTTGACAAATCGACGAACGTTATGCCTCTCATACTGCACCCACCGCCTTTCGTTCTGCGATCTCACCGAGAGCCGCGTCCATATCGGACGCAAGCTCGCCGACGAGTCGATTCTTGTCGAGATATATGTTCTTCTTCGCGTTCTCGGCGATTTCCGGGAGATACTTGTTCACCAGAGTTTTGAGAGTATCGATCTCTCTCACAAGCCTCTGAACGCCGTTCTGAGCGTCGTTATTAACGTTGATGGATTTACTTACACTCAGACCGTCGAACGCTACGAGGTCGTCTTTGAGCGACTCCATGGGCTCGAGAGCCGCGTCCGCGTTCTCCTCGATACCGACGCCAATACCTTCAGCGAGCATTGCACCAATCTGATCGCGCATGACTCTTGACGGCGACTGAATGTTGAACGCCTTTTTAAAGTTCGACACGAGTCCGCTCGCGAGATTGGAAATTCTGGTTCCGATCCACGACTTTTTCGACTGCATACCGGCGTCAACACCCGTGATCATGTTTGCACCGATACCGTTCATTTCACCGTCTTTCGACTTGAGGTTATCTACGATCGTTCCTGCGATACCGGACGCGGTCGTTCCGACGAGAGATTTCTTCCCGTCCATACCGACGCGGAGACCTTCGCTCACATTCGAGCCGATACCCTCGGTGACTTTGGACGGACTGTTAATCTGTAACACTTCTCTCAAGGTGTCGACAATCTCCTGAGCACTCATGTCGGATGCGTTTTCGAGCTCGGGGATCTGACCCTCGAGACCCTTTACAATACCGAGGAGTGCATCTTTACCGGCTTCTTCCATGCCTGAGGGCAAATCGTCGAAGGTTTTAAGCATCAGACCGGCGATCTTCTGAGTCTCAGCGTCGATGTCACCTCCGGCCTGAACGGTAGTGGTGTACATTGAGAGCCATGCATTCGCGTTGTCGAGATCGAGTTCGGCGAGCAGTTTGGCGTATTTGTTTTTACCCATGTAACCGTTCTCGTTGAACTTGTTCCACTTTTCGGCGTCGATCGTGATCCATGTGTCAGCGTTCGCCTGAAGCATTCCGATGCCTTGCTGATAGAATGCATTATTTTCGGCGAGTTCCTGCTCATGTGCGGTTCTTGCTGCCTCAATGTCTCTCAGATACGCCTCAGTGTTGAGAGTGCCCTGAGTCTGATGGAAATTCTGGATCTGAGCGAGTTGCGCCTCGTATGCGCTCATCGAGACTTCGTTCGCCTGAGCGATCTGTTCTTCGAGATTTGCGATGTATTGAGCGACTTGTTCCTGAGTCAAGTTCTGAGTCTCGGCTCCGATCTTCATCATCTCGACCGTCATTTGCTGACGATACATGTCGAGCTTTTCCTGCTCGAGTTCTTTGATGCGCTTGTTATAGTCCTCGATCGACTTGATTTCATCCTCGCGCAACTGACGACGTTCGGAGAGAGCCGAGGACAGAATCGTCGTGATCCCGTTCTCAGCTTCATCGATTGCCGCGTCAATGTCACTGATGGTGCGACCATATGCTGAGAGCTGTGTCGTGACATCAGTGATCGCCGGTTTCACCTTGCCGAGAGCTTCGGTGAATGACGTTACAGCCTCCGCGTTTGCTTTAACCGCTTTCTCGGCTTCAGTCGTTCGATTGATGAGAGCAATGATCGCGGAAGTGACACCGACGATCGCCGCCAGAATGAGAGAGGCCGCGAGGAATATCGGGTTCACGCTCATAGCTGCATTCAGTGCGAGTGTCGCCACTTTTGCAGCGATAATCGCTGCCGTGACAACGCCGAGAGCCGTGCCGACGCCGATGATGATCGGCTTCAGCGTGTCGATGTTCTCGACCGCCCAATCGACGAGACCTTTGAGCACCGGAGAAATTTCATCCATGACCGGCTGAAGAATCTCGCTTCTGAGCGTTCGACCGAGAGTCGCGACGGACGTAGAGAGGTTATCATACGCATCGGTCTCAACCTGACTCATGGCCTCATTCGTGGCTTTGATACCGCCCTCGGTGTCGAGAAGTGCCTGAACAGCATCTTCGCCGAGATCCTCCCACATAGTACCGAAAATTTGAACGCCGAGCTGATAACGTTCGGTCTCATCTTCGACACCGGCGAGAGCTTCCATGACCGTATTCATTGCGGTCTGAGCTTCTTCACCACCGGCGGCGAAAGCGTCTTTGATCGCACTGATATTGATCGTGGTTTCACTTGCTTTTTCGTTATACTTCTGCTGGGCTTCGGTGAGTTTCTCTTGCTTGTCGCGAGCCTGATCACTATTTTCGCCGTACTTTCGAACGGCCTCGTTATAATTGGCTTGTGCCTTTTCGAGATTGCTATATTCTTTGGTGAGTTCCATCGAACTCGTGGTCGTTTCTTCGACACCGAGTTTCAGCTTTTTAAAAGCTTCGTCAGCAGTGCCGTCGGAGACACGGATGTTCATTTCCTTGATAGCGTCGCCGAGTTTATCGACCGACCACGTGCCATTTTTCGCGCCATTGGCGAGCATGTTGAACATGTCGTCGGCTGAATATCCGGCGTCCTTGAACTGAACCGAATACTCGTTGATCGTGTCGAGAAGGTCGTCATTCTGATCGAGACCCTTCTGAGCACCCTGAGCCATGAGGTTGAACGCCTCATCGGACGTGATGCCGAACTGATCCATGAGCGAATTTGCAGCTCGGATCGACTCTTTCACATCCCATCCGAACACGTCTCGGAGAGTGAGAGCGTGTTGCGTGACGTTCTTGAGCTCGGCTTTATCGAGATCTCCGAGCATCTGCGTCACTGTACCGATCGACTCAGTGACGTCGGCGATGCTTTCGCCCCATCCGTTTTTGAAAACTTCCTCGGCGACGTCCGCATATTTCTCCATGTCAGATGAGCTCGCGCCGATCTTCGCCTGGAGGAGATCGAGAGCCTGTTCACCCTCGAACACGAGATCTTTGAAAGCCTGGATCGCTGCCTGAATTGCCTCGGACGCGAGATCCGCGAGGATGTCCTTGAGCGTCGACCATCCCTCGTTCGAGTTCTCGGCGGCGTTCCCGGCGTCCTCGGTGTTCTCGGCGAGGTTATCTGCGCTCTGAGATGCGTCGCCCATGTTTGCGGCGAGGTCATCGGTGCTATCGCTCGCACCATCAGAGGCTCGCTCCATGTCGCCGAGCTGTCGGGTATAATCATTGAGACTTGCCTGGGCTCGAACGATCTCACTCTGGAGACTTCTGTACGCTCGCTGATCTACCTCGACGCCGTTCGCCATCTGTTCGTCAGCTTGCCGCTGAGCTTCTTTCAGAGCTTCGAGACGCTGAGCCGTGGTCTGCACAGCTTCGCTCAAAAGCGACTGTTTCTGAGCGAGCGCGTCCACGTTGCCGGGGTCGAGCTTCAGCGCACTATTTACGGTTCGGAGATTGCTTTGAAGGTTCGAGAGCTCGCTGTCGACACTTTTCAGAGAATCCGTGAGATTCGAAGTGTCACCGCCGATCTCAATCGTCAAACCTTTAAGGTCTCTCGTTGCCATGTTATCACCCCTTTGAGTTTAGCTTTTTGAGCTTTTTGCGATCCGGTTTCGTCTGCTCGAGACACCATGCTTTATACAGATACTCGCGACCGCTTTCGGTCTGATTGAGCGAGTGGATCCACGCATCGCGTCTCAGTTCGAGATATAGAATCGCGTCGATGTTTTGCACATCAAAAAGAGAAACTCCGGCATAGTCTGCGACGAGTTTCTCCCAATAGGTCTCTATTTGATACTGATGCCCCTCAGTTCCATCCTCACTCGGGTACTGAGGGATCGTCAGTTTTTTCCGTTTTTAAGTTCTGCGATAAAATCAGCATAGGATCGAGCGAAAATGATGAGATCGCCGACGTCGAGCTGTTCGCTGATGTATTCGGGAGTGATTGCTCGACCGAGCTTATTATGGCTCATACAGCGAGCAACGAAAGAATACAGTTCATTGAGACTCTCCTGATCGTCGTTTGCGGCCTTTTTGAGAGTCACGTCGAGCTCGATAAACTCCTCGAGCATCGCTTTCGTCGGTGCATAAATATGAATAATGGTCTCATCGGGGAACTTAACCGGGAGAGTGGGCTTCTTTGCCCTGCTGAAATCCAACATCTTAGCCATGATTTTTCCTCCTTATCGTTGAAAAGAGGGTGGACGAATCCACCCTCTTGATTGTTTTAGTCCTCGGAAGTTTCTTCCTCGTAGATAACGAGAGTACCTTCGGAGTCGTTCGGGAATGCAGTGAACTCGGCGTCGACAACAGTTTCGGCGTCCTTGGCGAATGCCAGGGAGAAACCGGACTCGTTGCGACCTACGATGGTCACGCGGATATCGCCGTCCTCTTCATCTTCATGCAGGAAACGAATGACGTATTTCTTGCCGTTATCGTTACCAGCACCGCCGATCTTGACGGTACGCTTACCGGCGGCCTCGGTGACACGAGCGGTCGCGGAGAGCTTGGAGATGTTGTTGCCGTCGAGAGTCATGATGCCGGTCTTGAGCTTGACATCTTCGTTCACGAGACGGGACTTCTGTACTTCGCCGAGATCGTCCTTTGCATTGTAGAACTCGGGAGCATATTCCAGAGTTGCACCGTTCTTGACGTGACCGAGACGATTTTCAGCAGTTTCGATGACGGTGTCCTCGGGCAGAGTACCGGTAAACTCCATAGCGAAAACCTTACCGGAGCCGAGAATAATTCTCTTAGGAGCTGCCATATATTATCATCCTTTCTTTTTCTTGGTCAGATAGTTCATGGTATAGCTTGCGAGGAGATGATCCTCTTCGGGGATGTATGTCATCTCTCGACGATAATCGAGAGGGAGAGAGTCGAGCCATGTCTCGAGGATCTCACACGCTGCAAACAATCCCTCATCCGTTTTGTGATACACCTCGATCGTCACATCGTGATCGACGCGACGATAACGACTGTCATCGTCGCCGCCGGAGACGTCGATGTTTTCGAGATATATACCATAGGGATATGCCGGAGCTTTGGTCTCATAGCCGATCAATTTGAACGGCATTCCGAGAGCATTTAGCTCGGCGTTCAGGTTAATTCGACGCATTTTCAACTACCTCCCGAACACGAGTTTCGAAATCAGTAATCGCCTTTTCGGTCGCTTTCGTGACATGTTGGTCGCCGCTGACTCGTCCGCCACCTCTCACGGCGTGACCGTTATTGAGCAGATGAGCGAGGCGATATCGTGGCTTTTTTACATACCAGATTCTCGACCTTGCTGAGATCGTATTCAGACCGACCTCGGAGGCGATGGATCGCGCATACTTGCCGCGAGACAGTTTCGTCGTCGGGCGTTGCTTCGTTCGAGCGACCATTTCGTCCACGGTCTTTTCTGCGGCCTTTTCGACACCTTCGACAATCGTTCGAGAGTATGTGTTGAGATTCGTGCTGATCACACCTGAGAGTCTGTCGATGCTGACGTTAGACACCTCGAGCCACCCCCGAGATCTTGAGAGTGCGATGCTGCTGGAGATAGTCGTCCACATCATCGACGTCGTATTCCGCTCCGTTGTAGCGGATGCGATAGAGCTGCGTATTCAAAAAGATCGACGCGACGACGGGCGAATATCTCACCTCGAATGTGAGCGTCGCTTTGCTCTGATACGCACCGGAGCCCCAATATTCGGAGCCGCCGGTCTTATTGATTCGGGCGTGAAGGAGAGCAACGTCCTCCCACTCACCGGAGCTCTCATTGAATCGAACGAGCAGAATCGGAAGATTATACGTCATGCCGTACCACCTTCAGTCTGTCTCATCTCGAGTCGCACTTGCAGGAGCATCGAGTCCACGAGTCGGCGAGTCGCACCGGACACCTTATCGGAGAGATCTCGATGATCGTACAGATCGGAGATGATGATTTTCGACACCATCTGAACGCGCTCGTCATCGGTGGGATAATTCACACCGAGAGCACCCTTCATGTACGCGTCAGCAGTGGAGAGCATTCGAGCGATCAGGCGATCTGTCGCATCGTCCGTGAAGTCGATGCCGAGATAATCCTTCACATCCTGCGCGGATAATGCGCTCATAAAATCACCCCATTTGAATTAAATCTCCGGCGTAGACTTAACCACGCCGGAGAGGTTGTTGAGGTTAGTTTGCGGCGATGTAGCCCAGGACGAATGCTTCGGCGTCGCGAACGGTGTAGTCTGCACGTTCGTCAGCGCGGATCAGCATGCCGCCCTGCTCGAAAGCGTTGTAACCTTCGACCGCTGCGGTCTTGGACTGAGTCAGAGTGATCTGACGACGATCCCACAGAATGAAACCTTCGTTCAGGTCGCCGACAATGAACGGGATGCCCTGATCCAGGTTCGGGAAATCTGCGTTCGGCAGAACCACGATCGGAACGGTGGTCGGGCCAACAGCCAGAACCATCTTCATGGGCTCGGTCGGAGACGGAGCGAGCAGAGGACGGTTGTTGCCATCGATCAGAGTGTCGAGGAACTGGAGGCCATTGTCGTTGGTGTAGATCTTGGAGGTCGGACGGAATGCCTGACCGAGAGTGACGTTCAGAGCGTTCTTGATGCCGTCCAGATCTTCGAAGTCAACGGGAGCACTCTTTGCGGCCTTGATAGCTGCAATGATTTCCACGTTATCGGTTACGCGAGCTTCGTCACCGATCAGCTCGACGATTTCGTTCACGAGGTTGACGTCGGAATCTTCCAGAACCTCGTCAGACATTACGAAATAGCCGCCGAACTTGTCGATGTTATAGGCCAGACGTTCGAACTGGGGAGTTGCCTTCTTTGCGAACTTGCCGTTCTCGAGAACCTTGGCGAAACCGGTAACGGAGCCGCGCTTCTTGAAGGTGCGAGCACCGGACTTAGTCTGAACGGAAACGACGCGGACGTGGTCACGGAGAGAGCCCTTTGCGTCGCGATACTTTTCGATCTGAGTGACGATGTCCTCGGGGACGGTGTAACCGCCGTCAGCCTGGGAACCTTCGCTCATGTCCTTCTGGAAGCCGTTACGAGCTGCGTCGGCGAATGCCTTGACGGAGTCGGTCTGCTTCTTTTCTTCGACCTTCTTTTCGGCCTCGGGTTCGACTTCTGCCTTTTCTGCTTCGAACAGACGCTTTTCGGCTTCGTATTCAGCCTTCAGAGAATCACATTCGTCGAGAATGGCGGTCGCCTTGGTGATGTCCTTGTTCTCGCCGTCCATGTAGGAGCGAGCTTCCTTCTGCTTCTGCTCAACCTTTGTAAGCAGTTCACGCATACGCTTGTTCATAATCTTTATTCCTCCTCGGATTTGTTGGTGTGTGCAAACAAAAAAGACTCAGTCGCTCTCAGTCGGAGCTCTGCGTCTTTCGTGTTGTCAATGGGTTCGACGGTGGTTTCCTTCTCGGGAATATCCACCTTTTCGGGTGCTTCAGCCGCATCGGGTGCGACTGCGTCCTTGATGGACTCGCCGCCGTAGTGCTTAGAGACACCGGCGCGACGCTGTGCAGGAACCGCGACGAGACTCAGCTCGAAAGCGTCCTTTGCACCGTCGAGAGTGATGAGACACGTCTTTTTCCCTTCGGCGTGATCATACTCACGACCGGGATAATGGGGACAATACGTTTTCGTGTTGTCCGTGCCGCAGATGTTGCAGATCGCACGTTTCGGCGACATGCCGGTCGAGACTTCCTTCTTGATGCCGCCCTGGATCTCTTTGATGAGATCGGCGTTTCGAGAGGTCTTGACCATGTAGCACTTTGCGACGAGCTGCGCATAGGCTTCTCCGGCGGCGGTGGTCTTGGCTTCGGAGATCAGTTCGGTGTCGTAGATTCGAGCGACCTGATTGTCGGCGCGTCTCATGTGATCCTTGATAACCGTCTTGCCGATGTACAGCTTTTTGAGATCCTTCAGAGCATTGAGACTGAAGGGTTCGAAGTTGCGGTCGTCGGTCTCGTTGTCACCGAGTACCGCCTTGAAAACAAACACGTCGTCAGCCGTCAGCGGAGCGAGCGTCAGTTTGTTGATCTTTCGGAGATCGTCCTCAGTGACGGCGGACGCTTCGACTTCCGCTGCCTTGAACACCATGCCGTCGGGCATGTTTTCCATGAAATCATCTTTCATTTTCGCTTTCTCCTTCCTCCGGCTCCGTTTGTTCCGCCGGTGATTGAGCATTATATTGAGTGCCGAGCTGATTCAAAAAGATGTTTGCACCTTGACAGATCAGCAAGTCACCGTGCTCCACAGTCCCGAGGTCGAGTCGTTCTCGGGCCTCGTTCACACTCATGAGAGTGCCGTTGACTGCACTCTTGAGCGTTTCAACTTTGGTCTTGAAGTCGGCGCGGAGAACCACGTCAACATTGAACTTGAAGAACAGACCGCCGTCGATCTCCTCAGCGGAGAGGATCTTGTAATCGATCTCCTCCTCGTAATGCTTGAGGATATACAGCATCGTCTCGACATAAAAAACGAGCTGCTGATGCTCGCCGGATGCGTAGGACGATTTTTCATAATCGTTGATCTGATTCGGTTTGATGCCGAATGCCGCCGCGATCTGGAGAGCGGAATATTTCTTGATCTCAAGGAACTGACCGTCGGTGAGCTTGACGTTCAACGGAGTGAGCTGAGATCCGACCGGGATCGGAATGATCGTCGAGATCTCATCGCCGTCAGCGTCGAGCGGAGCTCCCTTCGCATATGCTTCGATGCCCTTGATGTACGTCTTGACAAGATCATCGCTCAGATCACCGGTGTACTGGAGAACAGCCTTTCCGGTGTAGCCGTTACGATACATCTTGTTAAGCATCTTCTGAGCGTCCACATTGCCGTCGATGGTGGCTTTCAGACGATCACGCACCGAAACGCCGGAGATACCGTCGAACGTGCTCGAGGTCTTGAAGTGGAGAATCTCCTCATCGTGGAACGTGTAAACGCCCTGGGCTCCGGAGTATACATAATAAATGCGCCCTGCACCCTGATTAAACAGATCCTTGTCGTCGTTCAGGATCGTCACCTGATCGGACGGGAGAATCCACAGGGTCATGTTTGCACCGGCTCCGCGAATGAGGACATACGCGTTTCCGTAATGGGATCGGTTATATTCAACCGTGCTCCAGAACGTGGTCGCGGTCTGATACGGATTCGGGCGACTGCCGAGGATCCTATATCGCGGATCTCGCCGCACAGTCTGAACGCCGCGCTTGTCGGTGTACTGCATCAGTTTCAGCGGCAATTTACCGACCGATTCACTCAGTAGTCGGAGACATGCGAAGTACGTCGCCTCGTTGATCGCTTTCGGTTTCGACTTGTCAACACCGAGAAACGTCAGCAGCCGATCGACTTCGGTTTCCCTAAAATCGGCGTTCTTTCGCGAGAACCATCCGCGAACCTTTTTCAAAACGCCCATAACATCACCTCGTCATTTCTTCCAGTTCATCATTTGCAGATACTTCGCGAGCTCGCTTTCGACATCGACCTTGACAGTCTCGCGAGTCTTGAGATACATCGTGTGAGCATCGACGCAAGCGTCGACTGGGTCGATCCTCGCCGTTCGAGCTCCAGGTTTCTTGTCGACCTTTTCTTCGTCGAAACTGTTTCGAGTGACAGCAGCATTCAGGAATGATTTCGCCATGAGCTCATTTTTCCGGTCGTACTCGATTTTCTCGGACTTCACTAGGAGACGGATGTCCACCGTCGCATCGTTGAGGCATCGAGCCGACTGAGTTATCATCATGAGCGGTTTGCCGAACTCCTCCAGATCGGAGAGAACGCCGTCCGCGTTGTGTGGGTCGTATGCGATCCCGAGGATCTTGATCTCATATTTCGCGATCAGATCTTTCAGAGTCTTGATGATGAACTTATAATCGTTTTTGAAATCCATCGCTCCACCGGTGACGGTGATGAGCCCCTCGGACTCCCACACGTCATAGGGCTCGAGATCGCTCGCGATGTGCTCATCGAGTCGGCCTCTCGGCATGAACGAATGACTCCAGAAATACGGAGTCCCGTCATCCTTGATAAACTCGAGAGCGATCGTCGTCAGGTCTCCGCCGGAACTCAAGTCAAGGCCGACATAACATTCTCGGCCTCGGAAACATTCGAGCCCACGGTCGGAGCCGCAGCGAGCGAACTTCTCAGCATCGACGAACGCATCGTCCGACGACGTGACCCACATGTTCAGACTCTTCGTGATGAAATCTCGCAGATCCGCGCCACCCATGTCCTTTGCAGTCTGAGCATCTCGGGCGAGAGTCTCGCGACCGTGCTCGGTGGAGCAGAGGAACGGATTCGCTTTGATCTGATTTTTCGGATTCCAGATGTCGTCATGTGCGTCGAGACAATAGATGTCGATGAAAAAATCCTCAGCGGTGACGACACCGGAGAGGATGTTGATGCAGTAATCGTCCATTTCCTTACAGAAAGAATTGAGCTTTTTACCGCGAGTTGTAATCATTGAGACCAATGCTTCGACGAGCGAGCGTTGACCGTTGTATATAGCTTTATAGATCGAATTGTCCGGGTGTTGGTGGATTTCGTCCACGCTCGCGAATATCGATCGAAAGCCGTCGTCGAGACTGCGCTCTTTCGAGAGAGCCTCGATTGTGCATAGAGTATTGAGAGCAGTGATCAGGAGCTTATAGTCCTGAATCCTGAAGAGCTGTCCGAGATCCTTATCGGCTCGAATGAACTTCGCGATCTCATCCCACGCGAGTTTCGCCTGGGCTTGCTTCGTAGCAACCGTGAAGAGTTTGCCGTATTTATAACCGGAGAAATTCGCGATATACGATCCGATGATACCGTTCTCGAAGGTCTTGCCGTTCTGACGTGCGACCGATTTATATCGGCGGCGGAATCGTCGGTTCCCGTCGAGCTTCTTCCATCCGAACGTCGAGCCGACGTCGAACGCCTGACAGTCGAGCAGATGCACCGGTCGAGGTTTCGCACCTTCGAGCACGGTCAGCGTTTCAGCATATTCGAGCACACGATTGCTCGCGTCCACGTCCCATCGGTACGGAAACGCCTCGGTCTCCTGACGCTCGATGTCTCGCAAGTGTCGTTTACACGCGAGGACGTGGAGGTTTCCGGCGTTCATCGCGATCGGATCCGCGACGACTCGAGCCGCATATTCTGTGACTCTATCCATCAGGAACCACCGCCAGCAAATTTCGCGAACTTATTCTCAGGCGGAGCCGGAGTCTCGGTGATCGGTGCGACGATCTTTCCTCGGGAGGTGATCGTCAGTCCGAGATCAGTCGCCGCCGTTCGCATATCCTTCCGATACCGGGTTTCAATGAGCGACCACTGATTCATCAGTTTCGGATTCGCTTTGACTTCCTTCTTTCGAAGTTGTTTCCCAGCATTCACCCAACCATCACGGGCCACGATGTAACTCGCCAGAGCGTCACAGTCGAGGTTCGTCATAATCTTGAGATCCTTGAGGATCTTCGCGATTTCGTCGAACGTTTTCTTCTGAGCTTTCGTCAGATACGGCGGAGCCTCGATCGCATCGCTCGGAACGTCGAGCTCCTCTTTTCGCCTTCGCTCGATCTCATCCTTAGTGAGATGTTTCTTCCCTTTCATGAGGATGAGATTCACGGGCTCTTTATTTCGTCCAGCCATAAAAAGCCACTCCCTTTCGTCGTTTCGAACATCTGTTCGTTTTAGGTTCCGGGTAAAAAGGGAGTTTTTGCTCAAAATACCTCCCCCTGCACCGTTCCCCAGCAAAATATTTAAAACTTTTTTCGATACCCCTCGTCAGGGTTTCAAATTGACACACAGAGTCACGTTTTGTGATTCCGTGAGTAAATCATCGCCTAAAAAGAAAAACGCCTCAAATCGCCTTTTACGGCTTCTGAGAGCGTTTCGCTTTTGATTGAAATCTTTTGTGTTCTTTGTTGTGACAGTCCACACATACAGCTTTCAAATTCGTTACGTCGAATCGGCGTTCCCATCCTTCGGGTGTTTGTATTGCTTGCATGTGATGAACCTCAACGGCGAGACCTCCACACCCTTCGCATGTCCACGAATGATCCTGCATGTATCGAGCCGACAGCATCCGCCAGGGCTTCGACTTGTAGAAGCGCACATACTTCGGATCACGCCGAGAATTATACGCCCTATCTGCTCGGGCTTTTACTTCAGCTTCTCGAGCTTCACGCGCAGCCGTGACCATCGGCAGACATGTCGGGCAGTACGCCGCAGGATATGCGCAAGGCTTGCCGCATTTGTTGCAGAGTTTCAACAGCATTTATATCCCTCCAATTAAAACGGGCTCGCGCGCTGGCAAACACGAGCCCTCAACGAAAGGAGGTGATCCCACACGAGCGACACATGCCGCTCGCCCTACCCGTGGGACACTATCATAATAGCCGATAGGAGATGAGCATTCAAGAACATCTATGATCATTTATGCTCATAATTCGAAACGTTCGAGAGCGGCCTCATAATAACGGCGCGTCTGAGCGACCGAATAGTTTATCCGCTCTGCGACTTGCTCATGAGTCAGATCATCTATGAACTCGAGCTTCAGGATTCGCCGGTCGCGATGATCTCGCAGACTCTCGATCCGATCGATGATCTCCTTTCGTTGAGCACACTTTTCGTTGATCTGTTTCTGGAGCTCCATCTTCTGATTGACCAGAGTGTCTATCGTCACCGGCTGACCACCTCGGGGCATGTCGGAGATCTTCTTGATCGGTGCGTCATATAGTCGAGCATCCAAACGAGCGAGACGCTCTTCATCATCCTCGATCTCGGCGTTCAGCCATTTATAGGATTCAAGATATTTTATTTTAGCGTTTCGCTCCTGATCCGTCATCTCACTGCCTCCGTTTCTTTTCACGGTCTTTGATTCCACCGATTACATACGAGTTCACATCGACATTGTTCAGTCTCTCGGCTCGCTCCTTCTCGCGCTCAGCCTTATACTTGATATACTTTTCGCATCTCGAGTGACAGTGCAATGATCTGTCAGCACAGAAGCGACACGGCACATAATTCACACTCTCACCTCCGAAATAACACCATTAACACCATAACACCATTTTTTGCGATTTCTTATATACTTTCTTTTTCTTATATCTCTTTTTCTTTTATATATAATATATTTATATATCTTCTTATATTTTTCTAAAAATGATGTTATGGTGTTATATTATATATAAAATATAGATACCTTGAACAAAGAAACCTTGATTTGATAGGGTTCACGACCCGACTTTTTATGCACCTTGCATAAACACCATTTTTAACACCATCGTGTTTTAACAACACCATATGATGTTAGACGGCCCCGAGGACGAAAATCAGAAAAATTTATTTTTCACTCAGACCGGCCCGAGACCGTCATTTTTCCGAAAATGGTGTTAATGGTGTTGTCGATGGTGTTGTCGATGGTGTTGTTATTCGGGAGCGATTCTCGGCAATTCCGGCAACGCCATCCAATGAGTAACAGTCATACCGTTGACACCCTCATCGGTGAAATGAGGTCGATCGACATAGCCATTCCCTCCGTCAGCGTACCAACGCAACACCATCAGCCAATCCCATTCATGCATCGGATCATCGGGTAACGAACATACACAGAGATACTCTCTCCCGTGTCGGGGCTTTTGCTCTGCGTCTACACTGATCCACTTCTGGGTAGCAGCCTCCATACCGGCACGATAGCCGAGGTTAAACGGATCAGCGATTTCCCTGAGTGGGGATAACTTACAATCCATCAGCTTTCACCCTCCCGATCGCTTCTCAGATAGAATTTAAACCCTTCATCCGGATTATGATCGACCATAACGGCATCGTCCGAACATGTGTTAATGTAGGACTCCAGGAACTTCAGAGCGACTCGGACGGAGTCTTTCGAAACGGAGAGATCGGTGATCGAGTCACATCGTCCCCGAACAATCTCCCTGAGAGCATCCTTCTCGCGTCTCAACTGACACAGCTCGAGAAACATCTTCTCGTGAGTGTCAATCTCGATCATCAGACCCTCGAGATAATCCGCGATCTCGGGCTCGCCGATCCTTCTCAGGTGGATCGGATATTGACGTTCATTCATCGGGGCTCACCTCCTTTTCGAGTCGCTCATTTGACATGAATGCTTTGAATTCACGATGACAAGATTCGCAGAGTATGGGAGTATATAACCCATCGTTGAGCCACCCCTCGGGAGGATGGAAACACTGCAAATTCCCATCCGCGGACTCCGCTTGCACCGAATAGGGTTCGACGTGTGTTTTACCGCAGCGTCCGCAGCGAAATTCAATCAGAAGTCGCCGACCTCGAAGTTCATACGCGTTCATATACATGAGCTTTCACCCCATCACTCGGCTTTCTTAGCCGTGGACTTCTTGGTCGTGCGCTTCTTCGGCTCCACCGGTTCAGCGGATTCGGCGACAGCCTTAAACAGCATCTCTTCCTCGAGCTTAATTTGAGCAGGAGCAGCGATCGCCATCAGGTGAGGACACTCGCCGCCGCGATTGATCGGGCAGAGCTTCGCGTCGTGACGACAGCGATATTTACCCGTACCGTTTGCGGAAAACATGCACTCCTGCGCATTCTTGGGCATTTCATTCACCATCAGTTTCATATGATTTCCTCCTTATCATAGAGTCGATTGTTTTTCTTTCATCGAGTCGATGACACCTCGCTATTTCAGAAACAGCACCAGTCTCGTCGATCTTGTCGAGAGACGAATAACACGATCCTTTCGGATTGTAGAATCGCATCAAATAGAGCGAACCTTCACGAGTGACCACCTCGGAGCGGAGCATCACTCGACTGTCGCCGCGAGCGCGATGATAATCTATCAGAATTTGCTCGGCGTTACTCATTTTTTCTCACCCTTTCAAACTCCTATGAGTTTTGATGCGATCATGTCGGCCGTATGAGTCCACAGCACATTCGGGAACTTTTCGACCGCTCGGCTATACTCATTCATTTCCTCATGATTAAACGCGCCCATGTGGAAGCGGATGCAATAGACTTCCTCCTCGGTGAGCTGGAGTAGTGTCGAGGCGATCATAACCGATTTCTCGCCGTGGCCTTTCAGAATGGTGTCGGCGTAACCGTAGTCCATCGGATCGGGGCCGTTACGTTTATACGCATCCATTTTACACAGGTCGTGGCACATGCCCACAATCCAGGGTGATTCGACTCGACTCCATTCGAGATTGAGTTTCTCGGTCAACCATACGAGAGCTCTCGCTACCTCATAGGAATGATCGAAGAGACCGCCCTCGTAATTCCCGTGATAACGAGTGGACGCCGGAGCTGTCAGAAAACCTAATCCGGTGAGCCGATAATATTCATCGTGATCAGCGACACCTCGATTAATTTTGTTCAAGAATTGACATAAGAGAGTCGCACGTTCTTCAGGCGTGTGCATCTTTTTTCCTCCTTTCGATTTCACGTTTGATATACCACAGAGCCTTCTCGAGATCCTCGATCGGCTTGCCCTTGTGGTCAGCTCGAGCGATGTACTTGACAGCATTGCCGAGACTGAAATTCAATTCCCACGCTTCGATCGCCTCGATGACTTCGATCTTTCCGACATTGTAGTGATGCGGATGATCGACGTTCGAAGATTGACCGGGCGACTGTATAAAATTACTAGGCTTCATAATTGCACCTCTTTTCGGTCTTAGGCTTCGCGATGTATTGATTCTCGCGAATGATGTTTCCGCAACGAGAGCACGTCAGCTCGAACACGGGCTTTTTCTTCGAGATCTTCTTCGCCTCGGGCTCGCCGTAGAACTGACAGAACGGACACGCGATTTTTCCGATCATGTGTCGACCCTCCATTCGATAATCTGTTTCTCTGCGAGAGTGCGCTGCACGTCGATGAGTCTCTGATTTCGAGATCCTCTGAACGGAGTTCCGAGTGTACGCATGAAATCCAGATACGGGCCATCGACGAGGACGTCAATCTCCTTGAGCAGCATCTTCGCCGACTCTCCGAGATTCGAGAGTCTTTCAAACGTCCATCCGGTGTACGCCCACACGTTCAGAGTTCGAGCGTGAGCAGCTTGCGCGAGTATCGCGCACGGTTCCGGCTGACAGAATGGATCGCCGCCGGTGAGCGTGAGACCGTTGAGGAGTGGGTTCTCCATCATCGCGACGATCGTCTCAGTGTCGACGAGCGTTCCGCCGGTGAACGAGTGCGTCTCGGGATTGTGACAGCCGCGACACCCATGAGGACACCCTTGAGTAAAGACCGCCAGACGGAACCCCGGGCCGTCAACGATAGACTCCTGGACGATTCCAGCGATGCGAATCAACATTCGTCATCACCTCTGTCGTCGGGTTCATAGAGCTCGAACCCACCGCCCTCGCAGCATTCGTCTTCGACATTGATTCGACAATGACCGCCGCCGAGATTGTGCTTGCAACCTTCGCACGACGTGTGTTCCGGCTCAACTTCTTCGGGCTCTTCTTTGATAATCAGACACACAGCTAATGCAGTGCAACAACACGCGAGGATTGTCAACACGACCGCTTTTATCCCGAACACAATGCCGATCATGATCAATACCGCTAAATATGCGACCGTGAGGATGGTCACTTTAACAGATTTCATTTCTCATTCACCTCATATTCAGGTCGATGGATGCTCCTCTGAGGATCGAACCCGTTCGGGTAACGGTCGCGGAGCTTTTCGATGTTGCGTTTCGCGATCTGCTCGAGCGTGAGCCCGAGGCCGGTCGCAGTTTCGGCGATGTACCAGAGCACGTCGCCGAGCTCGTCACGGATCTTCTCTTTGTCGAGTTCATGACCCTGACTGAGCCACTTTTTCACGATGTCGCAGACCTCGCCGGATTCACCGGCGAGACCGAGACAGCCGTTCAGGAGACGATCGTGTCCGTTCGGACTCGTCCTCTGAGCGAGAACCTGATATTCATTCATCTGCATCACACATCGACCTCGCTTCCAATATCATCGAAGATCACCGGCACAGCATCGCGGAACATATCCAGGAGCGGAATCGCGATCTCTCTCATCTGCGGATGAGCTGCCGGGGCTTCGCGGAGCTTAAAGAAATGTCGCCACTCTCGGAGATTCATCGTCACGACGATCGCCGTTTTCGTGGAGTTGTTCAGCACCGAGCGAGCGATCTGAGGAGATGCTCCGAGCTCGATCATGCGGAGATAATGCTTTTCAGCGTCGAGACATGCGAGCATCCACTCATTGAGGATCTCGGCAATCACTTCGGGTTTGAGCTTCGAAGTCACCGGACACAGCTCGACACCTCGGGAGATGTCGATGTATGTGATCTCGGCTCCGAATTTGTCGTTACTGTAATTGCAATAACGAGTGGACTCCTGCGAATAGCTCGCGAGTCGGTGACGAACGACTTCATGAGTGATACCACGATCACAGATGATCTGGACACTGAGTTTTTCGTGCTCAATGACGGACTCGTGTCCTCGGCGGATAATCGCTCGCACGAAATCGGCGTCGCTCTTGCCGTTCGCTTCGGACTGATAACACACTCGACCGGCGGCGGCGATGCTTCTCAGCATTGCGACACCGTTCGGAGCTTCACCGTGCCAGGTGAAAGAGGGCTGAATAATTTTCAAACGTATTCCTCCTTTTAAAAATCGTCGCCGTGTATTGCCAGTATCAGCAGCGCGGCGAATATCCAGACGAATATCGCGACGATTGTTCCGATATCGTTGTTCATGGGAAACACCTCCGATCAGTCCAGACTCACGCGGAAAAAGCGTTTGCCGTTTTTGCCTTGCCGCATAGTCCCATCGAGGTCGAATCGATCGCGCAGCTCTCGACAGAAGGTTTTCCGAGACGGAGTCGACTTCACGCCGGAGAGCTTGCACCAATCGGAGAAATTACTATACAGCTCAGTCGACGACGTTTCGAGGATCTGATCGAGAGTGATCTCGGATTCGTCAACCCACGAGAGCGTCGAGGAGTTGTCCACCTTGTACGCTTCGAGAGTGTCGGTGACGACCTTCGGTTCGGTGAATCCGTTGTTTCTGATCAGGCGTTGAGCTCCTGCGATCGCGAGATTCAGCAGATACGACAGAGCCTCGGGCGTGACGATCTTGTCCTTGATGAGCGGATCATAATCAGCATCAGTGACGGAGAATTTCGCCTTGAGCGGAATAAACGACCATCGGCGATAAAAGCCGAATGTCTTATCCGTCGAGGATCTCGGGATGTCGTTACACGAATAAATATGGGTCGCATAGGGTTCGAGCTGGAATGGCCTTTCGCCCTTGCGCTGTACTTGCATCGAGTTTCCTGAGAACAGCTTTTTCAGAATGCCGGTTCCGTCGATCGCCGTGTCGTTGATGTCGTCGCCGATGTTCGCGAGCTTGTTCTCAAGTTCAGCCATGTCGAATTTATTGCGCGTGAGCTCACGGATGTCAATCGAGACATAATTGTGTTTACCGAGAAACGCCTTGATCAGATCGAGGATCGTAGATTTGCCATTCGAGCCGCTGCCGTAGAACATAAACGCCTTTTGATAATTCGCGTGTCTCATCATCGTATAGCCGACCATCTCTTCGAACAGCTTTCGAACGTCCTCGTCATAGCAGAATACTTTGTTCAGCATTCCGTCGAGAGCCGGACAATATGCCTCGGGATCGAAGTCGATCGGGATGCGGTCGAACTCGATAGCTTCGGGAGTATGCTCGCTGAGAGCACCCGTCCGGAGATCGAGTCGTCCAGACTTGAGATTGACCCTCCACGGATCGAAGCGGAGATCTCCGGCCGGAACGTGAGTCTTGATGCGTATGTATGCGAGCACCTCGGCGCGTTGCCGCTGCTTAATACCCGGGAACATCTCGATCATCTTGTTCTCGATGATGCGTTCGTCGGCCTGATAATAACCGTCCTCGTAGATGTAGAGCATCCCGTTATAAGTGATGATGTGATAGAGTCCGATCAGCTCGTCGCCGAAATCATTGTGTCGGAACTCCCGACTCTGACGCCGTTCGGCCTGTTCTTTCGCGATCTCTTCTTCAGGCTTGAAGGACTCGTCGCGGAGGATCTTGTCCATCTCCTCATCATCGAGCGGACTCGCGAACACATAGTCATTGATAACTCGAATCGTCGTCCGGATCTCATCACGGGTGAAACCTTTGCTCTGGAGATACACGATGTAATTGAAGAGCTTCTGATTTCGTCCGTCACCCTCGCCGAGAGCCTTGAAGTCGAAACCGCCCTCTCGGATGCCCTGAATCGGTCGCAGCCATCGAGGGAGAACCATGAGCTCGTCGAACTTCGTGGACTTGATCCACGGTCGATTCTTGCCGTTATCACGGATCTTGACGTATGCGTTTCGGCCTCCAGCTTTTCGGTCGGAATATACACCGATCGCGAGACGTTGTTTGATGCCGTTTTTGATGGTTTCACCTTCCGGAGCCTTGAACCATACATGAACCCCTCGAGTCGTCTGCATCATTCGGACGGGGAGGTTCATACCCTCGACGATGTCCTTGATGATTTTTGCATCTGACTCGGTGTCAAAATCCAGAATGACGAATCCCTCCGGCACGATCAGCGCGAGGTTCGGCTCGTTTTTGACTTCCTCCCAGGGCTTACCGCCATTTTTGAATTTATGGACGGGCTCCTTGTTTTCGTTGAGGATCACATATTCTCTATTCATTTCCGATGATCCCCTCCATTTTTTCGATAAATTCTTCGAGCGTGTACGGGGAGAAGAAAATCCCCCCGTTGCGCTCAATCCACAGCTTGTGGAGCTTCTGTGCGCTACTCATGGCGTTCTCGCCGACCTTGAGCTCTGCACAGACGAAACGACCGTTCACACACATCGTCAGATCCGGCGTTCCTTTGCCGCCCCATCCGTCGCCGTGGGTGTTAATGAGATAGATGTCGCGCCCATTCAGCCATGCGATGCACTTCGACTGAAGGTCGCGCTCATGAATCACAGTTCCTCCAGTTCGTCGGAGTCATCGGATTCGCCGTCGAAACCGAGAGCCGGTTCCTTGTCGCCGAGATTGATGTTGATGTACGGTTTGCCGGTGCGCTCGTTGATGGTAGTACTCTCGACATGCTTGACCTCTGCGCGGATGAAATGATTGATCAGATCGGTCGGATCGATGTCGTCTGCGCTGTAATTATTGAGCACAGTGCGAGCGAAATAGGAGAACGCGTTCAGAGCCTTTTCATTGACTTCGCCCTTCGCATCGAGCAGAGCGAAACGCTCGGAGTGCTTCAGACCGTTCGCGGTCTCCATCTTGATTTCGATCTTGCCGAAACCGTCATATTTGCTCATGTCCACGTCGACGACCTTGAAAACGTGGAAACCTTCAGGGATGAGGGTGAAACCAGTGTTTTTGCTCAGAGTGATTCTTGCCATTGTTTTGACCTCCAGATGATTATTTTTCGTTTTCAGCGTCTCGCTGAATTTGTTCATATTCGGAATTGTGGGTCGTAATCAGGGACACGATGAGTGCGATCCCCAGGATCACGACCACGAGAGCCGTCACTCGTCGCACCCACAGTCGAGAATGATACCGACGACCGTCTCGTCTCGGTCGAGAATGATCAGAGCAGGAAAGATGTGCTCGCACTCTTCGGGTTTCGCCGGTTCTTCGTCGATAGGCTCGAGATCGTCCTCATCAATTTCGAGATCGAACATCGGATCGAAGATCTTCACGAGATCGGCGCGTTCAATCAGACCGAATGCAGCGTTATCGATTGCACATTCGCGCTCACCGAATGCACCCTCGAAGGGTACGTCGTGGAACACGCGCTTGATGTCCTTTGCACGACCATCCTTCGCGAGACGGGCCGCGAACAGACCGGCCTCGGAGAGATCCTCTGCGCTCTTAATGAGCAGATTGTCGATCCATCCTTCCATCGGGACGACCTCAGCTCCGCTGATCGGAGTGAAACCGCCGGGAATACGGGCGAGGACGTTGCCGTTATTGCCGGTTCGGAGATACTTGTCGCCATTGGAGGCGGCAAAATCACGCCATAAATACCGGCGTTTTTGAGATGCTTTTCAAACTTCATGATTTTTGACTCCTTTCATTTTTCAAACTGAGACACCTCGGAGGGATCACATGATCGAATGTTTCATATGTTCTCC